AACCACCTGAACCCCTGCTTACTCAGCAGGTCCTTGTGGTTTAACTCGAATCCCCCGGCTTCCGCCAACCAACATGCTCCAGTCTAAAGTGAATCAATCGACCCGCGAGGGTCATGACAACCTCTATCTCAACAACCTCTACAAGCATGGATACCGCATCGGTATGGCCATCTCCAAGGAATCCCACGAGATCCTCTCGGCGATGTACTCCCCGATGCTGGTCATCCCTGGCACCCAAGCCCCCCCGTCTGGTATGCACGAGCTAGCTGCCGCGCACCAGCGCATTGCCGAGACCACCCTGGCGAAGTACGTTCAGCACCACCAATCTTTCATCGAGATTGGACCGAATGCTGTTTCCTTTGCTAAGATCGCCATCGGCAAAACCAACCCCCACGGCTGCACACTCCGCAGCGCCCGCGACCAAGCCCGACATGCCAAAGCCGCTGCCTCCAACTTCATCAACGGCTACAATCCTTCTGGCACCCAGACCCTCGGCGTCCAATCCGGTGGTGTTAGCAAGCGCCAACTCCACGATGACGTCCAGGCTCTCGCCAGTGGCATCCCGACCGAAACTTTCTGCCTCAACGGCTGGCAGAACTGCGACTCCTCTGCCCCGATCGCCATCAGCAACCACTCCCTCTACGACATTGGCTTTCTGGATCTCGCTCTCGGAATGCGCAATCACAATTGCCACACTATCAAGGCATTCATGCATTTCCCGACCGAGATTCTTGACGTCAATGAGTGGGACTCATACGAGAAAGGATACCGTTTTCGTCGTGTTCAACACAATGGGATCCGCAAACGCGACGAAATCCATTTCTCTTGGCTTGGCGACTCGGCTTTTGGATACATTCACGACTACAACACGTGGATCCCCTACTTGACTAAGGGTGGTTTCGACACCCCGTTTGGATTTTCTGTCCTCATCGAGAAGACTGCCTGGCACGGCTCCCAATTCGAACTCACAATCAGCCGTGTCACCGCCGCAGGCCGCTTCCACTACTGCATCCCGAATTCGCTTTCGGACCTCATCAAGGTCCCGAACATCAGGAAAATCGCCGCGACGGGCTTCTGCAAACGTAGCTTCGACCCTTCCGCCAATGGCATGTACATCGTCACAGACGGCGCCAAGGTTCGCAAGCTCCTGGACTTCATCAACGCACGCGCCGAGAGAGGCTTCACTCTGGACGTTGTCAAAGGGTACGCACGCACGCTCGTTGCCGAGATTCGTCTCGGTGGTGTTCTTGCCGAATCCCGTTGGCACTGCTCCAGCTCCGACTTCTCTGATCTTTGCGTCTCCATCTACGTTCTCTCCAAGTACCAGCGCACACTTGACGCCCTGGTTGTCCGCATGGCTAACGACCACATGGATAAGCTTGGTGAGACTGAGAGCGCCTGGACTAAGTTCCGCCACCATATGGAAGAGAAGTATGGCATGAAGTTCTCGCATCACCATCCTAAGACTGCCGACATGGCTTGCGCCGACGAGTGCACGCGCAACCTCTTCCACCAGATCTCTCTTGGTTTCTTCAGGGATCATGACTCTTACACCCAGGTCAAGGAAGCAGGTTGGGACCACGAAGTTTTCTTCGGGTTCAATGTCGAAGACGCCGAACCCGCCGTCGAGCCCAAGCTCGAGGACATCAAAGCGGCTCGCGAATATGACTCAAATGCACCAACCACCACTCCTGCAGGTGCAACAACACCCGAATGGGCCCTCGCCTTCGGGCTCCCAGCCACCCGCACTCCCACGATGGGGCCTGTCTACATGGCTGAAGACCAACACTCCATACTCATCGAAGAGTGTGAGAAGAACGTCGCGTCCCTCCCCGAGGAAGCAAAATCCCTCAAGACCGTGCTCGCCACAGCTGCCACCGAGCTCAAGAAACGCAAACCCGACCGCCTGTTCCTCGAGAACATGATGGCTCTCATCGGTGTTCCTGGTGGCGCAAAGACTGGACTGGTCATCAACAAGATCATCCCGTCTTGCATGGCTGACGGTCCCGTCCTCGTCCTCTGCCCGACCGGCGCCCTTCGTGACAAGTACTCCCCTGATCTACCCGGGGAATCCGAGGCTTGCACCATCCACACCGGTCTCCGCAAACTTGACAAGAAGAAGTGGAGTCTTGTCGTCATCGAGGAGGCATTCACCCTCCCAATCGCCTACATCAACTTCGTGGCCGCTAAACACCGCGTGCTACTCGTTGGCGACCCGAAACAGATCCAGCACGTTGACTTCTCCGGCTTGTGGCGTGGGTGTATGATGCTCGAGGCCCTTCTTCCTTGTCTCCCGACCCACGAGATTACCACGACCAAACGATGTCCTGTTGACGTAACGCAACTGCCGATAATCCGCGCTGCCTACCCGAACATTCAGTCCGACAGCACACGTACTTCCAGCATCAAGTACGTCGGTCCAGGCTTCGACTCTCCCCAGTCAACGATCGTGTGTTTCACACAGCTCCAGAAGACACAGCTCTCGAATGTCAACAACCGAGTTGTGTTCACCGCCCATGAATGCCAGGGAATGACTTTCCCGAGTGTTATCCTCCATTTCAACGGCACCGCTGCCGAAGAGGAACTCATCAAGAAATCTCCCAACCACCTCATCGTCGCGTTGACTCGTCACACCACTAACCTATTCGTCCGCGACACCACGGAAGGCACGCTCGTCACCTACATCAACGACACCGCACCCGCTAATCTGCTCGCCGACCAGAGCAACATTGACCTTGCCGCTATCGACGCCCACCCCCTTCCGAAACCTGTCGTCGTCGAACAAACCGTGAGCCCTGGTATCCCGTACTCCTTCACGAAAACCGAGGCCATCGCCGCCGAAGCTGTCATCAACAAGTACTACCCGGCCGAGGCACCTCGCGAGAATCTAGCCACCACAAGCACTGCCCTGCCACTTGGTGGTGACGCGAAAGGAAAAGTCCGCCTTGCAGAACTAGGCGCTGACGAGGCTCACGAACAGAAGTCCCACAAGGTCCATAGGTTCCCCGTCCCAGGCCGTGTCATGGTCACCAAAGGCCACAACAAACATTTCCTCCTCCGAACCAACCTGGAACGACTGACCCATGCCACCCGTAACATGGACCCCCGCAGCTGCGAAATCCTGGCCGCCCGCCTCTTTAAGAATCTGGAGGAAGAGTTCAACTGGGATCTCCCTGAGAACTTCTGGCACCAGACCTATCTTGAAGCGGTCCAGAAGATGCAGCAGCGTGGCCACGACCTGAGCGACCTTAAACCAAGCACCGACTGGCAGGAGAACTACGTTTGCTTGGTTAAGTCGTTCCTCAAGGCGCAACAGAAACCTTGCCTTGGAAAGGACCCGCACTCCGCCAACAAAGCCGGACAGGGTATCAGTGCGTGGGACAAGACTTTGAACTATCTCATGTCCCCCTGGACCCGTGGTATCGAACAAGTTCTAGTCAACCAGAGCACAGGCCGTGTCCGCGTCATGTCCCAGATGACCGATCAGGAAGTCATGGCCATCCTCGAAGGCGACGTCAGACCCGGCGACAAATCCATCGACAACGACTGGGAAAAGTTCGACTCCAACCAGAACAACCTCGCCCAAGCGATCCATGACAAAGCCCTCCAACGCATCGGATGCCCAGACGTGATTCGTCAACGCTTCCTTCTCCAACAAAAGAAGCGCACCATCTGCACCGATCAGAGCTCTCTTGAGGTCAACGACAAGAAAGACTCAGGCGGCCCTCACACTCTCGAGGATAACTGCCTCTTCAACACCTCGATCTGCCTAGATCTCATGGACGGTTTCCACCACCTCTACATCAAAGGTGATGACTCACTAGCTCTGGGCCCGGACGTCGTGTTCAACAACGAGAACATGAAGTTTTACATCAGCAAGTGCGGGTACCAGTTCAAACCGAACGCTTCTTCCTCCGGCCAGTTCGTCTCTTTCATCGTCAACACACAAGGTGTCGCCCTTGACCTCCCCCGAATTGCAGCCAAGGTCCTCTCCCGTGCTTACACAGACGCGGAGGATTTCGCCAAGTATCAAGAAGCCGTCGCTGGCACACTCCTCCCCATCCGTCTGGAGTCCGGTGTCAATATGTGCAAGGTCAACTCGCTCCACTACACCGGATCCACACGATGCGAGGCAGAGTTCGACGTCCTGCTCAGCTTCCTCTTCCGATTCTCCCGCAAAGAGATCCCGTTCAGCGAGACGTACGAATCCGAGGCCATTTACTACCGCACCGACGGCCCAACAGCTAGCATCCGCAAGGCTGAACCGAACAAGATCCGTCAGAGCCATAAGAAACGCATAGTTAGTTCCATCATGCGTGCAGTGCTGTAAATCCTCTCCTACAGGGTTATTCTTTCAACCATTTCCAATGTCCACCAACCAAACCCGAAATGGCTCGTGCCCCTTCCAAACTCAAATCCCGAAAGCGACCTGGTCAGCCCAAACGACCAACGCGATCAAGTCAGCTTTCCAGTGTCATCCAGGCCATGGGCGCTCTGTCCATGCTCAAACCCCGCCCGAAGACCCGTGCTCCGCGCCGTCCCCGGAGCAACGCTCCTATCAGGTCCTCCAACTCAAGCATCGACCGACAGATCGGTGAGGAGTTCTACGGTTTCATCACCGTTCCTGCTGCCGCCACCATCGGCCAGAGTCTCCTCGCCGTCGAGGTGAACCCTAGCAGCTTCTCCCGTCTGTCCGTCTTTGCCTCCCAGTACAAACAATGGCGTGGTCGCATCAGTATGCAGGTCGAGTCTCTCGGCAACGCGTTCTCGACCTCGTCTGTCTCCGCCGCCTTTGTCCCGGATCCCGACCTCTCCGACCTCCCAACGGATCCGACCGCCCTCCTTAGGGTGATCAACTCTTCCCCTTCCCAGAAGAACCTTCACCTCCAGGACAAACGGGTCGTGAATGTCGTCGCCGACTGGAAACTCTCCACCAACATCTGGAAGTTCGTCCTCGACTCCGACGCCTCCGACCGATCCAACGGTGTGTTTGTCATCGTCGCTAACGGCTCCCCAGGCACCACTGACATCCCTCTTAAGGTGTCGTTCCGTTACGACGTCCAGTTCCAAGGCAACACCTACGCCCCGCTCGAGAGCGGCGCCGCTTCCGTTTTGTCAGCACTTTACGGTGTTAACAACTACCTCAGCGACACGCTCTTCACCCCAACCACCGGTGCAGCCAACTGGTCCATCACAGGAACATCGCTCACCCTCAACTACCCCTCGGGGTCCGTCTCCTCTAAGTACTACGGATCCTGGACTAGCCAGGTTTCCTCCTTGCCGAACTCCGCCGCAGTGATGCAAATCATCACCCAGGCCACCTCACCAACCTCCAACAACGGCCGTCAGACTCTGACCGGACTAGTTATTGGAGCCACCCAAACAGTTTACACCTTCGCCGCCATCACCTCCCCGACCGCAGGCACGTCAAACTCCTTCCAAGTCATCCCTAGATCGACTGGACAATAAGCCGATATCCGCTTAAGTACCCCCGAATGACCCAGTTCAGGAACCAGGTAGCACAATGCTTTAG